TTGGTTTTCATGCTTCACCTTTCGGCTCACCTTGAGTTTGAGATGCCCGGCTGGAAGGTGAGCAAACCAGCCGGGCACCATCTTCACCCGTTCGTTAGAACAGGTGCCGATAGCGTGAGGACAGGGTCACAGTGCCGCTGTAAGCGATAGCGCCATCGAGCGGGATATCCAGCGAAAGCGAAGACAGGACGCCATCGAACAGGATGTAGCCCTGATTGTTGCCAAGCGTGATCCGCCAGGAACGGGCCTTGCCGTCCGCTTCCGCCGCGATCAGTTCCTTGTAACCGGCATCAGCGATGTCCACGTAGCCACCGATGTCGATCGTGCCTGCGCCGACAACCTGAGAGGCGATGGACGCCGAAGGGTCGCAGAACGTAGCCGTGCTGATCGAGTTCGCGCTTTCAGGATTGAAAGCGAGGCTCGACAGGCAGAGGCACAGCATGCTCGTCGCGCTGGGATACTGCGCGATCGACGGCGTAGCTGCCAGCGCGCCGGTCGAGGTCGTCGTGTCAGCGCCAGCAAGCTCGAACGTGTTGCCGACAGTGGTGATCTTGCTGATCGCAAACGTCTTGTCAGCAAGTTCTGCGAAACCGGAATAGCCCGGATCTGTCGTGCTGGGGAACTTGACCAGATCACCAACGGTGAGACCCGTCACAGATGCGACGGTGACCACAGCGGGTGACGCCTTGCTGATGGCGGTCGGGGTAAGAGAGGTCGCCGTTGCCGACCCCTTAAGCACGCAGACTTTCGTGCCCTTGCTAGAATAGGCCGTGGACATGTACTCTCTCCTTGAGGCCGGGTTGGGTTGCGCTCACCTTGTTCTTCATCACAGCGATAACCGATAGTTCATGTTGACGGTCATTCTGTAATCCTTGTCAGCCGATCCGAAACTGTCTTCGTCAATCGGCTCATAATTGATCAGCGTCAGCTGCGCGTCCGTGTTCGCGTATGCCAGCGGGATGACGCTCTCCACCGCTGCGAGGCACGCCGCATCACCGATGCCGGGCCGGGCGACGAAGGTAAACGTCACGAACCCGTTCTCGATGAACGGCGACTTGCAAAAGTTGCCTTCGTGGCTCTCGCTGGTGAACGAAACCGTGAACCAAACTGCATCGGACGGGTTGACGCTGACGTTTATCGTTTCGTGGAACGGTACGCCGGTCGCAGTTGAAGCCGCAGCTGCCCACTGGCGGATCTTGTTGCGAACGTAGGAAGACGACATCAGTTGCTCCCCCGCGCGTAGATCTTCCAGCCGATGACGGAGCCGTTCAGATGAACCGGATGCACCGCGTCCGCCGTGATGCGCTGGCCGGACACGACGAAAGTGTCGAACTTTTCCGGCGGCACCGTCACGTCGATAGCGCGAACGGTGAGGATGATCGCGTTGATGCCATAGGTGTTGACGATCTCGACATCCTTGACGCCAGCCGTCTTGAACCCGACAGTCAGGTTCGCAGCCGCGCCAGGCGCCTTGGCACGGGTCCAGGCAGCCGGAACACCCAGCTGCGCGACGACGGATTCCCAAGAACCCCTGACGTTAGCGAAGTCGCTGCTGGCTAGCACGTAACCCTCCGATAAGTGTCGAGGATACTGTAGTACGGACCTAACACATTTGCATTGCCAGTGCCCGCAGAACTTGATGCCGAGCCACCTGAGTTGGAAAATCGAATCGTCCCAACATCAGGAATGCTGATACTGTCGATGGCACCGGCTGCCACGCTGGAACCGCCGTTGATCGAAGGCCACAGGCCGTTGAAGATGCCCCAGAGCGCAAGCTCAAGGTCAGCCGGTAATACGCTGTAACCTCCGGTGTAGATGATCTCTGCTTCCTCAATAAACTGATTATAGTGAAGCTCGACCACTCCCAAACGATGGTGCACCTTCATCTGATCCGGTAGCCCGGTATGACTGATTACGTCTTGCACCGGGTATCTCGGCAGGAAAAGCGTTTCACCGAGGAAATGATAGAACTTTACCGTCTCAGCGGCATAAGTGAATTTGCGGTCACAGTATCGCTCTGCGATCTCAAGCGTTGTCGTGATCGCAGTTTGAACCAGCGTATCCTGTGTTGTGCCGGTTATACCGAGCCGGGCTTTCGCGGTGGCGAGGTCAAACATCAGATCACCTTGCGGGTTCAACCGGCCATACGGGAGCCAGCGGGTTAGAGGTCGCGCCCGGCAGATCGCGCAGAGCCTGACGATATTTTACCCAGGCAGCACGCTGGTCGGCAGTCAGCGGCGAGTCTGACATCTGCGTCCAGTCAGACACGCGCAACCGTTCGTCGCGGTCGGCACGGAGACTGGCAAGCGCACCGTCAAAAGCAAGCTTTGCTTCTTCCGTAGATAGAGACTCGACACGCCACACCTGAACCCACGCAGAACCGGACAGCTGCGGCCGTTCTTCAGTAACCCGGCTTGAAAGAGGATCATAATCCGGGACTGACGTGGGCGAGACCGGAAACACATTCCAGTCGGCAAGCGCTGCGTCAGCCATGCTCGCGGGGAACGAAACGTTCGGGTTGTCGCGGCGAAGCAGGCCGATGTTGTAAGGGTATGCTTTTACGCTTGAACCGTCTGCGAGAACGTAGGCCATTGTGTTTTCCTTCTAGTCTTGAAGTTGGGACCGCCGTGGAAGAGGTTGGCGGGTTAGGTGATTTCAAAGATTACCGAACGAGTGGTGTACCCACCACCACCGGCACCAGCCGTGGTGTTTAATCTGTACGTATCGTTCAAGAGTACTTCTGACCCGCTGTATGTTTTTTTCAAAATTCTGTTGGCTACAAAACCTGGCACATTTATTCTTGTAATTTCAAAGTCAGGAGTCATGCTCGTCGTAAACTGAAGATCTTGAGTTACCCCCGAACCAGCGAACGCTGTCAAGTATACAAAAAGTGGCTTCGTCCTGCCAACTGCGTTTATTGTTCTGGTCGCGTTTTCCGCCACAAGATTGCTGTAGAATTGATAATCAAACTCAGTTGCTGACAGAATTGGTCCCGACCTGCGCCTTAAAACCAGCAATCCGAAACCGCCAAGATTCTGCGAAGTCCATATTGATAGTGTTGTGCCAGACTCGGTTCCGTTGGCAATTTTCCAGTGAAAGCTGGTGTGAGACTGATTTGTGCCGGTAACTAAGTTGTTTCTATTGTTCCAGCCAGCCGGGGCTGAGTACGCGGGTGCAGCGCCAAATCTGAAACCGGTCCAATTGAGAATGAGAAGATCGCCAGCGATGATTCCTGCGGGTAGCGTTATCGACCCGACGCTCGTTCCGGTAGGAATAAATTCTTGCGCAACATAAATACTGTCATCGACCGCACCGCCCACCAGCAGCTCATGCAGCATAAGGCTCATCAGCGAATATCCTTCCCGAAGATGTTGCCGCGCCACGTCGCGCCGCCGTCATGGGTAACGAACACGAGAACGTCGGTGCCAGCGGCAGTGAGCGTCGGCGCGGTGCCGCCCGGCCACTTCACCGAGCCGGGCCAGGTCTGCGTGAAGGCACCGCCATTCGTCAGATGCAGCACGACAGTTACTCCGCGACTAGCTGGAACGTTCTGGAACGACCATCCAATTGCTGCCGAGGATTGAGCAGTGAACATCTGCCCGTTCGCAAGATCCATCACACCCGTCGAAGCAATGACGTTATGAGATGCAACGCCGTTTACATCGGCTTGAGAAGCGGGAGTCGCCGTGCCGAAGCCAACGCGGTTGTTGGTCGCGTCGATCATCAGCGTGTTGCTGTCGATGTTGAGGCCGTTTGGAATTGTGAGAGTATCGCCGATTATTGTGACCGTGTTGGCTGCGGTTGCTCCGAAAAACACACTACCGAGCATCACTGCATTGTTGATGCCGGTAAGGTTTCCAGTATCGTCAATGATGCCAGTCGAGCCCTGGATCAGCTTGCCTGTCGTCGCGTCAAAACGGGCAATACCGTTATCGACTGCCGAAGCCGGGCCTACAACATCACCAGTTGCGCCTGCACCCGCCGGGAGTGCGTAAAACCCCTTCACACCGGTCGAGTTGGTTCCATAGTAAAACCCGTTCCCAGGTGCCGCACTGTCGTTTACCAAAGACATCGTGCGGTTGGCTGAGAGATCACCTCCGCCGGTTATCGACAGCGTTCCGCTGATCGTCAACGTAGGCGCAACAGATGCTGCCGGAGGAGTCCAACTTACCGCTCCAGCCGCGTCCGCCGTCACCTGCCGCCCGGCTGTGCCAGCGCCGGGTTTAGGCAGCGTCACATTGGCGTCAGTGTCCACGATAGGGACATACTGAACGCCATCGTGAGCATAAATCGCCAACGCATCAGTCGTCGCGGTTCCAGCTTTCCAGAGAGCAAGTTCTCCCGCCGTGCCGCCGGCTGGCGCAGACTTGCCAGCCGCGATCTTTCTCTTAATCTTGATTGCGTTGGTTGCCATTTGTTTCTCCTGTCACATCTGCTTTTCTGTTTGTTGAGCGGTTTACGTGTAAGTTCCCGCGTCGATAACAGATGCATCCAACGTGACGTTCATAATGGTGGATTTCGTATTATCTCCACCATTGATGATCGTGGTGTTCGCTGTAGCCGGTGCCGTCCACGTCATGACCATGTCAGCAGCAATCGCGTTGGCACCCGCCTTGCGGACGTAAGCCGACGAATTGCTGGCTTCAGAAATAACGTGATACTTGCCAGCAAGGTAGAAGACGAGGTCACCGGCAGCGACCGTGGCCGGAATCGGGACGTTCTCAATCTTGGTGCCGTCCCAAGAGCTGTGAACATTACCAGCCGTGGACACGGTGAAGAAAGAACCATCGGCAGGCGTAGGCGTCGGTGCAGCATAAGCGGCAGTCAAATCAAGACTACCAGCGTAGTTGATGCCGCCGACATCAAGCATCGAGAGGTCAATCTTGCCAGCCGCATTCAGCTTGATGGGCTTTCCAGCGTCAGTAGCACCCGTAGACGTGCCCAGAAGCTCCGTTTCGAGAACCACCGCCGCAGGCAGGAACGTCGCGTCAATCTTGCCAGCCGCGTCGGTTTTCGGAACTTGCCCAGCCGAACCCGCACCGACAGACGCAGCGATCGTCTCAGACTTCAGAACTGCGTTGGCGAGGAAGGTGTCTCCGACCAGACCGGTAGCATTCGTCTTGATAGGCTTGCCAGCGTCAGCAACGCCTGTCGTGGCGTCGATGAACGAGGTTGTCTGGACAGCCGTGGCCGGAAGAGCATTGGCGCCTAGCTTGCCGGAGGCATCGAGAGCCAGGAGCTTGCCAGCGTCAGCAGCCGTTCCAGTGGGAGCGGCGGTGACCGCACCGGCGAGACCGGCAGGAGTTACAACGGTTGTCGTCGATGTGCGGGAAATGATCTCAGAAGCGGTCGCTGCGGTGGGCGTGGAGCCGACTTTGAGCCAAGATGCAACGGTTGCAGGAGCAGATTCGTTAACCAGGATGTAAGTGTCGCCCTTGAATGCGGCGACAGTGACAACGGCTCCCGTGGTCGCAGGCTTGGTGCCCAGCGCAGTCCAGCCCGCACCGATATCAGTTGCAGTCGTACCAAGGTCAACAAACTGCGTATCCACGTTGACCGTGGAGCCCAGCACCGTGAACTGGGCTGACGTTGCACCCAGTACCGGAGAGC